GTCTCCAGCCGGGTGGTGCTATCGTTTTGGTGCAAACTCGGTGGTCAGAAAAGGACATGACGGGCAATTTGGTGCGTCAAATGACTAAGGACCCCTTTGCAGATCAGTGGGAAGTCCTTGAATTACCTGCAATTTTCGAGTCTGGGGAGCCATGTTGGCCCGAATTTTGGAAAAAAGAGGAGTTGGAGTCGGTAAAAGCATCGATTCCGGCTTATCAGTGGAACGCGCAGTACCAGCAGAACCCTACCTCCGAGACTTTGGCCATTTTGAAGCGCGAATGGTGGAACGTTTGGGAAAAAGACACGATTCCGAACCTTCAATACGTAATTCAGAGCTACGATACGGCGTTTAGTAAGCGAGAAACCGCTGACTACAGTGCGATTACTACTTGGGGAGTGTTTTATCCCGAAGAAATTGGTGGTCCGGCGCATTTAATCTTGTTGGATGCCAAAAAAGGGCGGTGGGACTTCCCTGAACTGAAAGAAATTGCGCTAGAGCACTACAAATTTTGGGAACCAGAGACGGTTATTGTGGAAGCCAAGGCATCAGGGACCCCTCTGACTCAGGAATTGCGTCAATTGGGCATTCCGGTGGTGAATTTCACGCCAAGCCGTGGTAATGACAAGCTTTCTAGGGTACACAGTATATCTCCGCTATTTGAAGCTGGTATGATCTGGGCACCGGACGAGTCTTGGGCGCAAGAAGTGGTGGAAGAATGCGCTGCTTTTCCTAACGGGACTCACGACGACTTGGTGGACAGCACCACACAGGCGCTGATGCGCTATCGGCAGGGTAACTTTGTGCAGTTGCCTACTGACGATTGGGAAGAGGGTGACGAATCGGTGAGTATTACGGCTGGGGCGTACTATGGCTGAACGCGAGTTTGAATTTGGACGAATTATTCCAGCGACGGAAGAAGAGCGTCTGCCAATTGAAAGTTTTGACCCAGATATTCGAGCACTGCTTGCAAGCGGTGACGCAATCCAAGGTTTTCCTGCTTCGATGGTATCCGCCCGTGTTGGTTTGCCCACGGCTCTGGCCCGTGGCGCTGCGGACCTTTTTGACACGAGTCGACGCGAAGTTGTGATGCCTGCGGCCCGTGAGCTAGGCGACGCGATTGAATCATACAACCCTGAGACATTTGGCTTTGACGAGCGGATAGAAGAACGCCTTCGTCCGGGCGTTTTTATGCGTCCAGAAGAACCTGCCACTGGAGCAGAGGCTCGAGCAAACATGCCCTTGGCCCGTGGTTTCTCGCAGGCCGTTGATTTTGCGGGGGATTTAGCCACGTCTCCAGAAACTCGCGCGGAAACTGCTCGTGCCCTACAAGAGTTTCCCGATATTTTTGCTCGACAGATGAAACTATCTGGTGAGGCCGGACTGCGCGGTGAACGCGTCATTGATCCAGAAACTGGGATGGAAGGCAGCCCTTTTGATCCCTTGCTCACAGCGACAGCAGGATTAGGCGTTGCTCGTGTTGCGGGCGGCATACCAGATGGCGGAACTGCGCTGGGTATTTTTGGTGGCAAGAATGCTGCGAATAAACGACAGAATTTTGAGGATTTTGAGCAGCTAACGAGAGACAAAAAATTCCCTTTAGCATTAGCGACGGAGCGTACAAAGGTTTTTGTAGGCACTGACAACAAACTCAAGACCAGTTTAGGTTTCCTGCGCGTTGCAGACACGGACGGAAATTATAAATCTGGGTCTTTTCAATCTGTAAACACTTCGCTTTTTTCAAGAACTGAAAGCGGCGACAGGGAAGCCCCTTTGATTGAAGTAGCTCCGGTGCAGGCTCGACAAGGCATGTTTAATAACGAGGCAATTTATGAAGCCTATCCAGAATTAAAAGACTTTGTAGTTCGTATTAACACCGCCGAGACGCCCGACGATAGGCCGCGCTACGATGCAAACTTGCAACGTTTATTGTTGCCCTCTGCCCGCGCAGAAGAATTACAGGTTGCCGTACAAGACTACATAGGAAAAAAAGAAGGTTTTGCGCGACCAATAGATCCTGAGATCTACCGAGCCTCGATAAAACAAAATTTACGCACTCTGCCGTTAACCGGTGGCACTGCGACCGATTTCAGAAGATTTTCTGGTTTTAACGATCCCTTAGAAACAAAGACACGTCAAGAAATCCTAGAGATGCCGGAAGATAGGCTGCTATCTTTCAACCCTCAGACTTTTTCTGGCATCGAAGGAAGTTTTAATAACCTCAAGCTCCCCGTTCCGGGAGAAATACTACCCCGTATTGGGGCAGAAGCGGCCTTAGGACGGAATGCCGTTGACGTTCTTGATTTTGACAAGGGTGATTATAAAAAAGAACCTTTGTCCTTTCATCTTACCGGCCCAGAAGCAATGGGGATTATAAGCGATGGTGTAAGTAGATTTAACAAATTGCCGGTAATCGGCTTGTCTGAACAATTCTTATTTTTTCGCGACAATCCAAAGCTTCAAGCTATGGGAGAGGGGTATGCCGATGAAAAACTAAGCCTTGTGCAAGAGCGTTTGCGCAGGAAAAACAAATTCAAGGGCAAAACCGCTGCCCAATTAGCAGGGATGGCGGAGAAAGGCACGTTTGGCAAGGCTTACGCGGCAAATATAATAAATTTGCGGGACGAATTAGCAGAGCTTATGCCGGACAGTGACCCTTTGGACAGTGGTCCTTTCAGCTACATTCTGGGACTTATTCGACGGGAAGAGCCCCCACTTGCCTCTACAGACGATGAGCGCACTGAAGTCCTTTCTAAATTAAGTGCTGGTGCAAATTATTACGAAAATTTATCTACTGAAGATCAAAGACGTTTAGTTTCCGGAGGGCCTGACAGGTATTTGTCCAGAGGTATATTGACTTTACAAGATAAAATTGTCGATCCGGGCGCTGTTGATGACTTGTTTTTAGATTATGGCAGTAGCATGGCGGGAATACCGAGCATGCTTGACAAAAGAGAAAGACTTTTGCGGGAGCGGGAAGATTTGTCGATTCCTGCGCCAGTAAACCCTGTTTTCGATAAAATCCGGGACACCGCCGGTGCAGAATTACCTATTTTTACAAATTTCAATAAACCGTTACCGAAAATGAAAAGGCTTCTCGGTAATTTAGTGCGCACTAGGGGAACGCCCCAGCAGTTCATTGCAGATTTGAAAAAAGCGGGAGCAACTCCTGCTGATCTAGATAATTTGGATTTAGAGAGATATTTTGAAGAATCTGCGACGGGGGGAAAACTTAGCCGTGATGCTGCTTTGTTAGCATTTGATTTAGCGGACCGTCCCTTAGAATACGGCATCGATTTAAAAAACGTCTACAGAGGCATTTCTTTGCCCGTCGATGACGATGGCAGCATCGAAACCATCACTGTTCACAGTCCGATCCGCGCGGGCGATGAACGTTTTTTCAACGAACAACATAGTTTTGCAAGCCCCGTAAAAAATAAAGACGGAAACGATGCCCTTGATGCGTTTTTGCTGGTCGACGATGTATCTGCACGTCCGACTAAGCCAAACCTTTTAGGCCATGTTAGAAACACAGAACACGTTGATCCTGCTTCGGGCGAAAAAACTTACCTCGTAAACGAATTGCAGAGCAACTTCTCCAAGGCGTTGCTAAAACTTCCACAGGCGGTCGAAATCGCGGCTAGTCGTCGTGCGACAAAAGACAATATTCCGATTGAAGAGGCAAGAGAACAAATACGAGCAGAACTGTATGCCTCTCCTTTTTCTTCCGAAAAACCAGAAAAGTTTTTTCGGCGCATACAACAACAATTACTTGAGCGGTCGCTACGCCGAGCCGTGGAGTTAGATGCCGATCATTTCGGCACAGTTACCGGCGATATGTCGGGGTTTGTTCAACATAGCAGTAAAAACTACAAACCTCAGTATAACGACAAGATGGTAGCGGACTTACGAAAGTTAGCAAAAAAATACGATTTAGAGTTTGCTCCGGCTTTGGGGGGTAAATCGTTGCCCGTCCATATCACCCGGTCAGGGGGTAGTAGTAGGTATGAAGATATCGAAGACGCGCTGAATGAGGAAAGAGATGAAAGGTTCGATTTCAACGCTATGGAGTCAGATGAAGTCGATGATGCGATGTATATTACGGTCAACTCTTTGAAGCTAACGCCCGAAGCAAAAGAAAGAATTTTGGCAGAGCCTTTCGAGTTCAGCAAAGGTGGTGCCGTACAAAGCTACGCTAACGGTGGTATGGTGAACAATATGAGACGAAGAAACATCAGCGGTTTAACCAACTTGTTCAGCAAGTACAACACGTCGGGACCCCTAGCCGGGGCCGGTGTTCCACGTGGAACAATGCCTGTAATGATGAACCAAGGCGGTAGCCCGGACTACACGCAGTTTGATCGTAGCGATTATGTCCGGTCACAAGATCCGCGTAGGCAAGTAGCGCCCGAAAACGTAGGGTTTTTAAACCCCGGTTTTACTTTCGGGAGCCAGCAAGACGATATTCTAGACGCGATTTATCGTTCGCAAACCACGGAAGCGCAGCCTTTTTCGCCTCCATTGTCGAGCGCACCGATGTCCGTGCAACAACAAACGGCACCGTTTACGCCTTCTACTGGGATTGTTGCAGGAGGACCCGCACCGGGCGAAGTGGAAGTGACCAAAGAGGATGATGGGCTTATCTTAAAGGGCAGAATACCGAAACCCGATCCTTTACCCCCACCTCCCCCTCCACCGGTAGTGGATGTAGTGCAACCTCCGAGCGAGCAGGTAGCTCCGCCGCCCATGCTGCCCCCTGCCCCAGATTTACCTCCACCAGTGTATCAGCCTCCGCAACCAACCGAGGTCACGGTGCCCACAGAACCGATGTTTACGCCTCCGCCTGTAGCGGCGACACCCGATTTACCTGACCCAGTAATGCTGTCGGGTCAAACGGCTGATTTCACCATTGCTGACGATATAACTCCCCAGACCGGGGGCTATGCCACCACACAGGGTATGAACATTGCGGCTACGGGTGATCCGTTTGCTGACGCGGTTGAAGGTCAATATCAGATGCCAATCTATCGGCCTCAAGCTGCCGGTGCGATGCCGTTTTTGAGTTTAGATTTTGCACGGCCCAGCACTCCTTCTGATGCACCGCCTCCCCCGCAGTCAGAAAACTACTCTACAGGCAGCTATGGCCGCTTAGAGTTTGCCGAGGCGCTTGCTAATTACGAGCGCATGTATGGACCGGTAGAAGACTACCAAGCGCCGGATACTGACGCGGTGATGACCGACGACACCGATGCTACTGGATCTGCGGGTAGTTCCGTTCCGTCTGGTACACGATTTTATCCGGAGCCTCCACCCGTTCGAGGCAGCGGCGGCATTGGCGCAACCACTAAGTTTCTAGCCCAAAAAATAAACTGGGAAGCAAAATACGGCCCTATAGAGGACTACTACGCTGCGCAAGAAGCGGCACGAAACGAGGATATTAATGTATACCTCAGTCGTCAGGGTGAAGAGGCGGTAGCGGCTCAGTATGGCATGACTATCGAACAACTCCGAGACGTGAACGCGCGTCGTAGAGCGCAAGGATTACCTCCGCTAGGTGAATTAGTGTCTGGCATAAACGTAGGCATGTAGGAAAAAATTATGGCAAATGGCGATAGACCACCTGTCTCGTTGATGGACAGAGAAGGTATGAACCTAGACGAAGAAAATCTTCTTTCTGTCGAGGTAGAGGCGCTGCCAAGTGGCCTTGAAACCAACGCAGCAATGAGTATTGAAGGCGTTGAGATCACGCAGGACGAAGATGGTGGTGTCACTTTTGACTTTGATCCTCTGCGCAACAAAGATCGCGAAGACGACTTTTTCGATAACCTTGCGGAGTTCATGGACGAATCAGAGTTGGCGGAAGTAGCCAACGATCTGATGGACCAATACAGCGCCAATAGGGCCTCCAGACACGACTGGGAGGAGGCATACTCTGACGGCCTAGAGCTATTAGGTTTTAACTACGAAGAGCGTACAGAGCCTTTTAGAGGCGCTACCGGCGTCACTCACCCTTTGCTTGCTGAAGCGGCAGTGCAGTTTCAAGCACAAGCCTTCAACGAGCTATTGCCTGCGGACGGTCCTGTAAGAACAGCGGTACTCGGCACGCCGACCACTGCAAAGACAGAACAAGCCAGTCGAGTAAAAAACTTTATGAATTACTACATCACTAATGTGATGGAGGAATACACGCCAGAGTTTGATCAAATGCTGTTTAACCTGCCTTTGGCGGGCAGTACGTTTAAAAAAGTGTACTTTGACGATTCTCTGGGCCGTCCTGTCAGTAAGTTCGTGCCCGCAGAGCATTTGGTGGTGCCTTACGAGACATCTGACTTACAGACATGTCCGTGCATCACTCATGTCGTGCGGATATCCATGAACGACCTGCGCAAACAGCAAGTTGGCGGCTTCTATCGTGACGTCCCTGTACTGCCTTCTCAGCCCAACACCGACAGCATTTCCCAAGAAACTGACTATATTGACGGCATGAGTGCGTCAAATGTCGATTACGACTGCACTTTGCTTGAGTTTCATGCGGATCTCGACTTGCCCGGCTACGAGAACAAAGACGAAGAAGGTGAAGAAACCGGCATTAAAGTGCCTTATATCGTCACAATCAGCGAAGAAAACAGCAAAGTATTGTCGATTCGACGTAACTACGAGGAGCAAGACCCTCTTACGAACAAGATTCAGTACTTTGTGCATTACAAGTTTTTGCCCGGATTTGGCTTCTACGGCCTTGGTTTGATTCACACCATAGGGGGCTTGTCACGCACCGCGACTGCGGCTCTACGTCAATTGATCGATGCAGGAACGCTTTCTAACCTACCTGCGGGCTTCAAGGCACGCGGCCTGCGGATCAGAGACGACGATTCGCCCCTACAACCCGGTGAATTTAGGGACGTTGACGCGCCCGGAGGGACGATCAGAGACAGTTTGATGCCTCTGCCATTCAAAGGACCAGACGGCACGCTTTTCCAGCTACTGGGCTTTGTGGTGGACGCAGGGCAACGATTCGCCACTATCACTGACATGAAAGTGGGTGATGCCAACCCCAACGCCGCCGTTGGTACGACTATCGCTATGATTGAGCAAGGCACGCGTGTGATGAGCGCCGTGCATAAGCGATTGCACTACGCCATGAAGATTGAATTCAAGATCTTGGCGCGTGTTATGTCTGAGAGCTTACCTCCGGTTTACCCGTATGAGGTGCCGGGCGCAGAGTCAACGGTAAAAGCTGACGATTTTGATGAAAGGGTAGACGTGCTTCCAGTATCTGACCCTAATATTTTCTCTCAAAGTCAGCGTATTGCTTTGGCTCAAACTGAGCTACAGATGGCTATGCAGGCTCCTGAGATACACAACATCCCCGAAGTGTATCGACGAGTGTACGACGCGTTGGGCGTAAAGAACGCCGAAATGATATTGCGAGCAGATACGCCCGGAGACATCGCGCCGAAAGACCCTGCGCAAGAAAACATGGATGCATTGAATAATGTTGCCTTGCAGGCGTTCCGTGGCCAAAACCACATGGCTCATATACAAGCGCACCTTATTTTTGTAACGGGTGGGATAGCCTCCTCGCTACCGCAAGTCGTTGCTGCTATTCAAAAACACATCTTGAATCACGTGCAGTTGATGGCGGAGGAGCAAGCAGAGCAGGTGTTTATGCAGCAAAATCCCAACGTTGCGATGGTCAATCCTGCGGATAATGAGCAGTACCAGTCCTTAGTCGCGCAAAATGTAGCTACAATCATGCAGCAAGTAGTTCAGCTTGGTCAGCAGGTCCAGCAAGCTGGCCAGCCGCAGCAAGGCCCAGATCCTTTGATACAACTCAAGCAGCAAGAGTTGCAATTGAAGTCTCAGCAAGAGCAGAACGACATGGCGATGGAGCAGCAAGAACTGGAGCTAGATCGCCAGAAACTTGCGCAGCGTGAAGCGCAGTTCCAACAACGCTTGCAAAGCCAAGAAAACCAAACCGCTGCTCGCATCGACGCAGGTATGCAGCGTGAACTATTGAAACAACAACGAGGTGATGTATGAGCAGAGTAAAAATCATGGGTGGGCCGATCAAAGAGCCGCCCAAGCCTGTAGGCAAAGCGGAAATCCAAGGCCAAGGCAGCATTCCTTACGCACAAACCATCGAAGAGCCGACTCCGGATACGATGTTTGCGAAGGTCACCACCGGCAAGAAACGAGGCATGGGTGCAGCAGAGCGAGGATCACGCTTCACAAGTGCATAGGGCGTTTGATTTCTTGCGATAAAGAAGCGAGAATATCCGATATCGTCAGACATTGAGGATACTTGATTGGACGGTATCGATATTGTGCAGTTTGTTCGCAAGACGCTGCTAGATCGCAAGGCCCAAATTACGGCGGTTTTGTCGGAAGGCGGGATAAAAGACATGGAACATTACAGAGAGTGTATGGGCGAGATTCGCTCTTGCGATTACATGCTTGTAGAACTTTCTGAAATGCTAGACAGACAGGAATCATTTGATGACTGATGCGACAAAGCCTTTGGATCTTTCCAAAGCATACGTTCCTGAAGAGGAGCGCGTACTCGATCCCACCCTTATAGACGCCGCAATCATAGACAGATTACCCCAGCCTACTGGCTGGCGCGTATTACTGCTCCCTTTTAAAGGAAGAACGCGTAGTAAGGGCGGTATTATTCTTAACACCAAGACGCTAGAAGAAGATGCAATCCAAACAAACGTAGGGTTGGTGCTTCGTTTAGGTCCTGATGCATATGACGGCAAAAGATTTCCAAACGGGGCGTGGTGCCAAGAAAAGCAGTGGGTAATTTTTGCTCGCTACGCTGGCTCACGGTTTCGTTTGAATGATGAAGACGCTGCTAGGTTCGGTAGCGAGGTAAGGATTCTCAACGACGATGAGATTCTGGCCACAATTCTTGACCCTGATGATTTACACCATAACTGAGGGACATGCAGATGAGTGAAGGAAAAGCTGCCCATGAGGCTGATGACGGCCAAGTGGATTTAGATTTTGATGAAGAAGCGCAAGAAGTAGAGATCGAAGCCCCCGCGCAGGCTGAGGCGACGGAAGAACAAGTTGCGCAGGCTGAAGGCGACGATGAACATGAAAAGTACAGTCAAAGTGTTCAAAAACGCATAAACCAGCTTACCAAGCGTGCAAAAGAGGCGGAGCGCGAAAGAGAAGAAGCACTTCGTTACGCACAAACGGTGCAAAGTGAAAACACGAACGTAAAGCAGCGACTGCAAAATCTGGATCAGAATTATCTGGCAGAATACGGTCATCGTGTTGTTTCTGAGCAAACTAGGGCAAAAGAAGAGCTTAAAAGCGCAATCGAAACGGGTGATGTAGATCGCCAAATGTCTGCGCAAGAGCGAATTGCTCAACTGAGCATTGCTGCGGACAAACATGCGCAAGCTAAAGCGCAGCGAGAAGCTCAAGCGGCCCAGCAGCAGGCATACGTGCAGCAGCAAGAAGAGCAGCAACAATACGTTCCGGCTCCCACTCAAGCGGCCCCAGACCCCAAGGCGGAGGATTGGGCTTCTAAAAACGAATGGTTCGGTACAGACGACGCAATGACGTTTGCGGCGTTTGGATTACATAAGAAATTAGTGCAGGAAGAAGGGTTTGACCCCTCTAGTAATGATTACTATGATGCGCTAGATTCACGAATGAAAGATGCTTTCCCGCATAGATTCCCAGATGAATCGGTGGAAGTGTCACGAAATAATCGTTCTGGTCAGTCTGTAGCGGGTGTATCCCGTGGCAAGTCTTCATCAGGACGCGGCAAAAAGGTTCGCCTCTCCCCGAGCCAAGTAACAATTGCCAAAAGATTGGGAGTGCCACTCGAAGAGTACGCAAAATACGTGAAGGAAGGACAATGACTGATAATCAACAAGATGAAATTGATGCTATCAAGAGAACTTCCCGCGCTAAATCATCACGGGCTACACAGGTAAAAAGAAAACCGTGGAGTCCACCGTCTAAACTAGACGCGCCCCCTGCGCCAGAAGGGTTTAAGCATCGTTGGATACGTGCGGAAGTACGTGGATTTGAGGACAGGACGAATATTTCTTCTCGTATGCGAGAGGGCTATGAGCTTGTTCGACGCGATGAATACCCGGATTTTGAGGCACCTACTATTGAATCGGGGAAATATGAAGGCGTGTTTGGTGTTGGCGGGTTGCTTCTGGCAAGAATCCCGTTGGAAACGGTTGCAGAACGAACTGCTTATTTTGAAAGAAAGAGCGCAGATCAGATTGAAGCCATTGAAACGGACGTTCTTCGCGAGAATGCACACTCAACTATGGTGATTGACAAACCAGAACGTCAATCCCGTGTAACTTTTGGTGGTCCTCGTAAGTAAGCTTTTAGGAGCAAAACATGGCAAATCAAGAAACCGCTTACGGGCTTCGTCCTATCGGATTGGTAGGAGCTTCCGCTAATTCAACCGGCATTACTCAATATGAGATTGCCAGCAACAACACAAACGCTATTTTTCAATATGGCCTAGTAATTCCGCTTGCGGCGGGCGTTATTGATCAAGCAGGCGACACGGCGGGTGGTACAACTGCTGCGCTGGGTGTGTTGATTGGAGTTGAATACGTGGACTCTGTGTCCAAGAAGCCTGTTTTTAGTAACTATTGGCCCGGATCAAACAGCGTTAGCGTTGACACGAATTTTCCTGTCAAAGCTCTCGTTGCTGATAATCCGATGCAAACTTTCCAAGTCGCTACAGACGCTACAACGACCAACAGAGCTACGGCTTTGGCGGGTGTTTTTGCGAACGCTAGTCTTGGCACGTCTGCTCGAACGGGTAGCACAGATACCGGACGCTCAAATTCAGCGTTGTCCGTGTCATCAATCGCTACAACGGCTACTTTGCCGCTCAAAATCATGGGTATCGTCGATGACGAAGCCAACAGTGATTTTGCTGCTGCCGGTATACCGTTGATTGTGCGAATTAATGCACACTACAACTCCTCGAATGCGCGTTTCGATTCACAAACCACTGCCACGACAACTGGCATTTAACGGGAGAATCTAAATGGCTATTACTCGCGCACAATTAGCGAAAGAGCTAGAACCCGGACTAAATGCATTGTTCGGGCTGGAATATGATCGTTACGATCAGGAACACGCCGAAATATTTGACGAAGAAACTTCAGACCGCGCGTTTGAAGAAGAAGTCATGCTTTCGGGCTTTGGTACTGCCCCTGTGAAATCAGAAGGCGGCGCTATCTCATTCGACCAAGCGCAGGAAACATACACTGCACGGTATTCGCATGAGACAATTGCGTTGGCTTTTTCAATCACCGAGGAAGCTATCGAAGATAATCTCTATGACAAGTTGGCTGCACGGTATACCCGCGCGCTGGCACGTTCTATGTCACAAACCAAACAGATCCGTGCGGCTAGCGTACTGAACAACGCGTTCAGCACCAGCAACCCCGTCGGTGACGGTTCTGCTTTGTGTGCATCTGACCACCCGTCTATCTCGGGAAATCAGTCAAACGTTCTAGCGACTGCCTCTGACCTCAACGAAACATCTCTTGAGCAGATGCTGATTGATATCGCAGGCTTTACCGATGAGCGAGGCTTAAAAATTGCTGTTCGTGGGATTAAATTGATCATTCCAAAAGAACTGCAATTTATCGCAGAACGAGTTTTGAACTCTAACCTGCGGTCTGGCACTGCCGACAACGACACTAACGCACTCAAGTCTATGGGTATGCTTCCAGAGGGAGCAGTGGTAAACCACTTCCTGACAGACACTGATGCGTTTTTCGTCAAGACAGATGCACCAAACGGCTTCAAGCTGTTTCAAAGAACCCCCATCAAAACTGCGATGGAAGGTGACTTTGATACGGGTAACATGCGCTTCAAAGCGCGTGAACGTTACTCGTTTGGCGTGTCCGATTGGAGATCCGTTATCGGAACTCCCGGCGCATAGGTTTGTAAAAACTTGTGAAAAAGAAGGGGCACATTGTTGCCCCTTTCTTTTTTGTGTATATTCAACTCATCCCTGACAGACGCATACCGCGTCTGACACTGGCCAAGACAGGAGATCATAATGGCTAATACTACTTTTTCGGGTGCAGTTAGATCTGAAAGCACCTTTAAAACCGTCAGCAAAAATGCTTCTACCGGGGCATTCACCGAGGTAGCCACGTTAGGCGACGGACCCGTAAGTTTGTCCGACGGAGACGTAACGCTTACTAACGCAACTCATAGCGGAAGAGTCCTACTTGTTCCAGACGGTGGTCAAGATAATACTTATACGCTTCCGGCTCCTATTGCTGGATCTGTTTTTAAGTTTGTTTACGCTGGCGGCGCTGCTGATGCTACGGACGCGCTTATTGTTACTCCCGGCAACACTAATTTTTACATTGGTGGTGTTACTTTCTTAGATACAGATGGTAACGAAGTTAGCTCAGTATTCTCTGATGGAAACTCTAATAGCAGCATACAGTTGAATGTGCCTGCCGGGTTTGAAGTGACCATAGTTGGCTTGAACACAACCAATTACCAAATTTTTGGGAATGTAACGAGCACTACTGCGCCTGCTTTCGCTGACCAGTAATAGGAGAGCGAGATGGCTGATACAGTAGCTTCACAAACGCTAGCAGACGGCCCAAAAACTGCTGTTTTGAAACTCACCAACATTTCGGACGGCTCTGGTGAAAGCGCCGTCACGAAGGTGGATGTTTCGGCCTTGACCCCTAGCGCGGACGGTGACACATGTACTGGTGTAACAATCGAAAGAATTTGGTGGCAATGCATCGGTATGAAAGTGCAAATCTTGTGGGACGCAACCACAGATTTATTTTGTATCGAGCTAGGTGAAAACCAAAGTGGGGATCACGACTACACAAAATTCGGTGGTTTGACCAATAACTCAGGATCAGGCAAGACAGGTGACGTCAAATTCACCACAGTCGGCCACAGTGATGGTGACACCTACACGGTCATTTTGTATTTGAGGAAAGACTACTAGCAAGGGCATTACGCATGGCGACAACTAAGGACGTTAAAAGACTTCCTTCTGGTCGAATAAAGTACCGGGGTGAAACGTTTGCTGGTTTTAACAAACCGAAACGCACGCCGGGGAAAACCAAAAAAAGTGCGGTTCTGGCCAAAAAAGGCAGTGAAATCAAGCTAGTACGATTCGGTGATCCGAAGATGTCGATAAAGAAAGACCAGCCCGGAAGGCGGGCGAACTTTCGTGCAAGGCACAAGTGTGATACCGCAAAAGATAAGTTTTCCGCAAGATATTGGTCTTGTAAGGCGTGGTAATGACTAGAGCAAGTATGCCGAAAGGCTTGACTTATTTTCGTAAAGGCGGCGGGGCGTCCAAAAAAAGCAAAGGCAGTAAGATTTGCCCAGAGGGTAAAGCTTGGGCCAAGCGTACCTTTGACACATACCCGTCCGCTTACGCTAATTTGGCTGCTAGCAAGTATTGTAAAGACCCAAACTACGCCAAGAAATCCAAGGGTGGAAAACGGAAAGGCCGCTGATGGGTGAATTAAAGAAATGGGTTAAGCAGAACTGGGTTCGGATCGACAGTGAAGGAAACATTGTCGGCAAATGTGGCACCTCCCCAGATAAGAAAAACCCAGATCGCTGTTTGCCTGAGTCTAAGGCACGATCTCTGACTAAATCAGAAAGAGCCGCGACTGCACGCAAGAAGAAAAAAGAAGGCAAAAAAGGCAAGACGGTCGTTAAAAACACCGAGCGTGCGACGGTCAAGAACATGAGCGTGGGCGGAGAGGTCCGACAAGAAATTGCTAGAGGGTGCGGGGCTGTACTCGAGAACCGCAGAAAAGTAACCAAGTACCTGTGAGGTATATATGTCAGTAGTAAATCTGGGCAACGGTGCCCCAAAAAAGAAAACGGCTAAGAAAAAAGCTCCTGCCATGAAGTCCAAAGGGATGAAAAAAGGCGGTGCCATGAAATCTAAAGGCATGAAGATGGGCGGTGCTGTGAAGTCCAAAGGGATGAAAAAAGGCGGTGCCATGAAATCTAAAGGCATGAAGATGGGCGGTGCCGTAAAATCCAAAGGGATGAAAGGCGGAGGCAAGGTGTCCAACATGAAATCGAAGGGCTATCGCCGGGGTGGGAAGGTAAGCAAGTAAAATATGGCTTACCTACAATCTAATATCCCACATTTTAAGTGCTGGGTAAGAAAAGAATTTACCCATAACCACGAGGCGTATCATGGCGAGTTTTTACACGCCATGGCCGTAGCCGTAACTACAATGCCTTGTAGATGTCTGAGTTTTCAGATGATTTTTACGGGCATAGAAGCAGAAGGTGACGAAGAGGACACCGTTCACGGCGGAGCAATGTGGGCAAGGATGCCTATAACCGCTTTGGTTGCGGATGTCCCTTTGGAAGAATGGCCAGATCCTATGGCGGTGCATGACGCACAGCCGTGGGACTGCTCCTCGCATCATCATGCCGTGTATGTTTTAGACCGTGCAACGCCCTGCCCGTGGATGGCGAAGATTGGTGGAGAAATGTATCCCGCCAAGTATCTTTTCACAGTAGACTACACCGAAAGCGAAATTGCGGATGATCCAGCACAACATAAACAAAGTCATGTGCTGCAATTACTAGATGCGGGGGAGTGGACAGGTAACATCGTTGCATTACCAAACAACAGGGTTCGTGTAACGCACCCCGCATGGTTTGAAACGGGTACAGGCGCTCCAGATTTTAAGCCTTCGGCGCACATACATTACTCGAAGTCTGATTTAGACTACGTGCTTGATGTGAACCGTGTATTCGATAACTTATACAATGACAACGAGTAGCAGCAAAAATTTTGAGATTGATGTAGCCGAGTACATTGAAGAAGCGTTTGAGCGTTGCGGACTGGAGCTTAGGACCGGCTACGACCTGAAAACGGCCAAAAGGTCCATGAATTTATTATTCGCTGATTGGGCCAACCGAGGCCTTAATCAGTGGACGATTGATCAAACCTCTATCACAGTCGCGTCCGGTATAAGCGAATATCCTGCGGGTACTCTTACGCTATCGGTAGCTGCTTCAGCTAGTTTCACGGTCGGAGAAACAATCACTGGGGGCACGAGCACAGCCACCGCGTCAATCACCAGTAAGCCTACGGCTACTTCTGTTGCAACAACGATCCCGGTTGGGACTTTCTCCAGCGGAGAAACGATTACTGGAGGCACAAGCGCCGCCACTACCACTGTTTCTGCTGTTCAAGATCTGTCTGATGTGCAATCTACGATTGATATACTGTCAACCGTAGTGACTCGTGACGGCACCGATTTTGCGATTGACCGCCTAAGTCGTTCAGAGTTTCTGAACATACCGACAAAAACTCAGACGGGCCGACCTAATCAATTTTTTCTTGATAGGCAAATTACCCCGGTATTGAAAATTTGGCCGGTGCCAGACAACAGCACTGATATTCTCAAGTTCAACCGGCTGACCCGAATTGAAGACGCAGATGCCTTTACGGATACTGTAGATGTGCCGTTTCGGTTTTACCCCTGCCTAGCAGCCGGGCTAGCTTATTATCTGTCGATGAAAAAAAATCCACAGATGATGACCATGCTGAAAGCAATCTACGAAGAAGAAATGATACGCGCCATGGAGGAGGACCGAGATCGTGCGTCCTTCAAAATATCACCTCCCACGTATAGGTACGGAGCGTAGCCATGGGGTTTGCATCAGGTAAAAACGCTTACGGTATCTCGGATCGTTCTGGTTTCCGTTACAAGCTCAATCGCATGCGTAAAGAATGGAACGGTAGTCTTGTAGGGTTTGATGAGTTTGAGCCAAAACAGCCGCAACTCTTGCCTTTGCCAAGGGTCGATGACCCACAAGCTTTGAAGAATCCCCGACCCGACCGAGTTGAGCCAATGGTTGTGTCGGTTGGCGTCCCTGTTGTCGGGATTGATCCTTTTTTGCCGGTAAAAGCTTCGGGAATCGTAGGTGAAGTAACGGTGGTGACGACATGAGTTTTACCCTATCTACCCTCAAATCAACCGTCCAAGACTACTGTGAATCCGCAGAAACGACTTTTGTAGACGAACTAGATACTTTTATCGAAGAGGCAGAAGAACGCATACTAAAAAACGTTTCTTTACCCGTTTTTCGCAAGAACGTGACGGGTAACGCCACGACAGGGTTTCCTTACTTAGCAACGCCGTCGGATTTTTTGGCGTCGTACAGTTTAGCTTTGATCATTGATAGCGTGTATACCTATCCCTTGTTCAAGCATACGACTTTTATTCGTCAATACACGCCAAACGCTAATACCACCGGGCCTACGCAGTACTACGCTTTGTTCGATGACAATACGTTTTTGCTCGCTCCTACGCCCGCCTCAGACTACGCGTTCGAGTTGCACTACAAGTACCGCCCAGCTTCTTTGACTACCACTTCTGGGACCAGCACAACTTGGTTATCCGATAATGCTCCGGATGCGTTGTTGTATGGCACTCTAGTAGAGGCGGCTACTTTCTTGAAGAATCCAGAAGAAGCGGCTCAATACGAACAACGTTTTTCGCAGGCTGTCGCGTCACTGAAGGCTTTGGGCGAGGGTTACGGCTCTAGAGATGAATACCGATATGACATCGCTAGGGGGTAAACTTGGCTTTGTTTGAGGCATCGACACTTGAGCTTGGTAGCGTTGTAGTGGCAACAACACAAGACAAAGGACATGATCCAGAGTTTTGGGCGAAAGCTGCGGCGGACAGGATTGTGAGCGTTGGCGGCAACTGTCATCCTTTGATTGCGCAACAAGCCGAGGCGTTCAAAGAGTCAGTCCAAGCAACTTCGGCGTTTTATATCAAAGAAGCCATCAAGAGCGATAGAACAACTTTGATCGCGGAACTGGAAAAACAAGGCCATTCTGACGTGGCAAACATAATTAGGAGTCTGTAATGGCGATAACGACAGCAATGTGTACTACTTTCAAAAAAGAAATTTTAGAGGCAGTTCATAACTTCAAAAACACGGGCGGTAGCACGTTCAATCTTGCTTTGTACACAAGCTCTGCTTCTTTGGGCGCAGGCACTACGGCGTACACGACCTCTAACGAAATATCGGGCACTGGATACACGGCCAAAGGGGCATCACTTACTCGTGTTGATCCCAGCAACGATGGGACCACTGCGATAACAGACTTTTCTGACTTGACGTTTAGCTCAAGCACTTTAACCGCCCGTGGAGCATTGATTTTCAATGATAGTGCTTCAGGTGATCCTGCGGTGTGTGCCTTGGACTTCGGGGCGGATAAGTCTTCCAGTTCAGGTGATTTTACTATTCAGTTTCCCGCAGCAGATGCATCGAATGCGATTATTCGCATCGCATAGAGAATGGCTAATGTCACGGGCTGGGGCAGAGGCACTTGGGGTGAGGGCGCTTGGGGCGAAGAAGCGCCTATTCAAGTTACGGGCGTATCTGGGACAGGCGCTGTCGGGTCGGTCACAGTCCTCATCAGTATCGATGCCGCTGTCACAGGCGTGGCAGGAACCGGGGCTGTTGGAACAGTTACGGCGACAGGGTCGGCAGTCGCCAGTGCTACGGGTGTCGCAGGCACGGGCGGTGTTGGTTCGCTTACGGTCACGGGCACGGCAAATGTTGCCCCGACTGGTGTTGCAGGCACGGGAGCGGTTGGAACAGCTACAGTCTCAGGTGCAGCAAACACGTCTGTCACAGGCGTGGCAGGAACTGGATCTGTCGGAACGGTTACTGCTACCGGCGGCGCGAATGCTGCTGTTACTGGGAATGCTGGGACTGGAGCGGTTGGTTCGCTTACGGTCACGGGCACGGCAAATGTTTCTGTCACTGGAGTCCAAGGTAACGCCGCTGTTGGAAACGTTACCGTTGCTGGAGATTCAAACGTTTCTGTCACGGGTGTTTCGGCGACAGGAGCGATAGGGTATTTCCTTGTTTATGGCATCATAAATGATGGCCAAGACCCTAACTGGGGTAATATAACGGATAGTCAAACACCGAGTTGGACTGCTGTCACCGACAGTCAAACTCCTAATTGGGAAGAGGTAGCTTAAATGGCAGT